ATTACCATATGGCGAAACTGATTAAGAAGATTTACAAAAACAACTATGTTGCTTCTATCAATAATCGTGATACAGATTGGTATTATTATGATGACCAGATGAATATGTGGAGACATCTAAATCAGGGTATTCAGCTGAAGACTAAGATTAGTACTGAGGTTGCTGGATATATTGCACAAGTCCAACACAAATTCAGTATGCGAGCTTGTGATGAGCGAGTTTCAAAGAGTGACCGTGAAGTCGCCGTTGCAGAAGTAAAGCGATTCCAAAAGATGCAAAACTGCCTATTCACAAACGGCTTTGTAGAGTCAACTATGAAAATGTCAGAAACTGTATTCTGTGATGAAGATTTTACAAACAAACTTAACAAAGACCCATATCTATTTGCTTGTAAAAATGGTGTTATTCAACTACGTGTAAAAGTCGAAGGTAGTAATGAAGAATCTGTAATCTTTCGTCATGGCATTCCGGAAGATTATCTCAGTTTCTTGGCCGGCTATAACTTCCCGGAGCATGACGCAATTAACTATGTGCCATACGATGAAAAGAATCCAGTGTATAAGGAAATCTTTGACTTCTTTGACAAAATTTTCCCAAACAAAGAGCTACGTGATTATTTCCTGCGACTGCTAGCGAGTTGTCTAGAAGGTATGAATCGAGAGCAGTGTTATTATACATGGGAAGGTGTTGGTGGCAATGGTAAGTCAAAGATTGTAGAGTTGATGCGACTAACCTTTGGCGACTACCAAACATCTCTTCAAGCAACGACTTTGACTAGGAAACGCCCAGAATCTGGTGCAGCAAATCCAGATATCATTGCTATCAAAAATAGGCGGTTTATTTATCTTCAAGAGCCTGATGACAAAGAGCCTCTGAATACCAGTCGCATGAAACAGTTCAGTGGTGAAGATATGGTAGAAGCTCGTGGATTATACAAGGACCAAGAGAAGTTCAAGGTTTCTGGTAAACTAAATATGATGTGTAACTCAAAACCTATTATTCGCACAATGGACCGAGGCACTTGGCGCCGTATTCGAGTAATCCCTTTTGAAAGTAAATTCGTATCGGAGGATGATCCAGAGTATATTTCAAAGAAAAAGAATGTATTTCTTCGAGATAACGAATTAGATAATAAACTTGTTCAGTGGCGTGAGCCGTTCCTAAGTCTTCTTGTTCATATTTATACAACTCAGTATCTAAAAACTGGTCTTGAACCAACTCCATCAATTGTAAAAAAAGCAAGCGAAGAATATAAGGAATCAAATGATTCGTATGCTAAGTTTGAAAATGAGCGTATTCGTAAAGATGAAGGTACTAAGATTACATTCCGAGATATTGAGCGTGCTTACAAAAAGTGGGTCGAATTTTCCGGTGGGTCTGCACGTCGTTTGAATTCCCAAGAGTTGCTCAAACGAGTGAATGATGAATATGGGGTACCAAATGATGGTAAGTTTTACTATGATAGAATCGTATTCAACGATGATGAAGATGTAGAGCAGTTTGATTCTGCTAAAGCGGAGTCAAGTGTATAGATTAACCAAATCTTTGAATTAAGAATACTATTAATATATATACAAATGTCATTACGAATAAATACATTACAGTCATAAGAACTGGAGAATTAGAATAACTTAATATATATACAAGTATTGTAATTAAAAATAATCCAAATCCAGAAAAAAGTATTAATAAACTATAATCTTGTACAGAACTTACTGTACTTTTTATTGGATTTGCTTCTAAATCTCTTTCTCTTTCTATGTATTCACGATTATATGTCTCAGTTGCATCTTTAATATCTTGTAAAATTACTTTTTTACCTTCTACAGATTGAGTTTTTAACATTGTTTTGGAGTATAAATCTTCTTGATTTTGTATTTTTAATTTAGAGTTTAAATAACTTGCGGTATCTAATAAGCCTCTTAAATTTATATCAGTCATTGCTATCTATTATGAATTTAAAAACTAATTGGCGCAGGACAAGGAGGTGGTGTCTCACCATTAACTAATGGAGTACATGCACTCGGGGGTGTTCCACCAGGTGTGGATGCACCTGCAGATGCACCACCTGAAACAGGGGGTAATTTTCTATCTCCGAAATCATATTGGTCCCAAACAGACTTACTACGAATTCTAGGAATTACAAATGCTTTATTTATTATAATAATCATTAAAAGAACTGTTAAAATAATAGTGATAATATATAATGCATATCTTGACAACATTCCATATAAATTTAAATAATATAATGCAATGAATATTAATATTACTATAAATGTAATTTGTAATACAAATAATGTATCAAGAGTATTATTATATTTATATTCACCAAATTTATTTATTTGCGAATAAAATGCATTATCATCTTTTTCTTTGTCAGTAGGCATCTTAATTAATATTCATAAAATAAAATAGTGTGCCAAGAGCTACTAAATTAAAAAAATAGAATGCTTGTATTTGCATTTTAGCAATAGAATTTTGTTGTTTTACATTATCAAATTGTAAATGTGATGTATATGTATCTACAAATGACTCTTTTACAGATGGTGTAAATCCTTCATTCACAACATTGGTGCTCCAAAATTCACTGCTAAAATCACCACCTGTAATATCAGGTCTCATTCTATTAACATTATAATTATTTATAAACCGGGAAACATCCTTTAAATCTTGAATATGCTGGTCTGTTATTTTTGCATCATTTAATGATTTAGGATCATTTACATAATCAATAGAATTATCAAGATATGTATTCAGATTTGTTTTATATTGATTTTTATAGAAATTTAATTCTCTAGTAATTTGATTTAACGCATAATTTTTAGAATCAGCATCTTGTATCGGATTTCCTTTACTAGCAAACGAATTAAATATAATTTGTAAAGAGCTCACTGTTAATGAACCATCTGTATTTCTAGATAATCCAATAGTTGGTATTACTGTATCAGCTGGATTAAATGGGTTAGAGCCGCTGGAATCACCTATTACTTTTCTTGAACTACATTGATATAATGAAGTATATAACGTAGGGTCATCTTTACATTTTTCATATAATTCTACACTTCCAGCACAGATTTGTAAATTATTACACCAAGTACAATCGGGAGATTTTAAACAAGTATCACAGCTTTTATTATTAGAGCATTTACCACCAAACAATGGACTATTTATATTTGCGCCAGAGCTATCTACTAATGAGCCTGCATCACATCCCGCTGGATTTGATGCAGTTGATTCTCCAGGACATAGCCTATTAGAGGATAAATCAGACACACATTTTTTTGTACCTATACACCAGACACATCCAAAACTACCTGAACATGTTTTACAATTCTTAATTGATGAGCACTCTAGAATCTGAAAGTTCTCGTATGTTTTATACGAAATAAATCCTACTATAATTACTAAAAATATAGAAAGAATTACTAAATTTATTTTGGGTTTGGCCATCCTATCTAATTATGCGTTTCTTAAATAGACAACACATATTGCTATAATTAACCCAATAATTGTAAATGTTGTTCCGTATCCGAAAGGGAATAATACCCCTAATTTACTTATTGTAGGTGAATTGGGTGCCCACGCAGCATTTAAACGGAATGAAAATCCAATGCTAGATAACCCTATTAATAATGAAAAAGTAAAGAAAAATATACCAAGTCCAATTAAAGTTATATTTGTAGATGTCCGTAAAGGTCGATTTAGTGGAAACCAACTTTCATAATAACTTTTTTTATTTGGATTTCTCAATGACTTTACTCGTTGCTCTGCAATTTTTAAATCTTCTTTTGTTTGCATAATCTCAATATCTAGAGTGGTATCGGCCTCAATTGTTTCTTGTAAAGTTGTTGCTGGATTACTAAGTACGATTCTTTGTAATGCGTTCACAATGAGTGGTATTTGAGATGCAAAACTAATACCTTTATTTACTTCAGCCTCAGAAACACCAGTTAATCCTGTAAATTTATTGCCATTCGTATTATAAAAATCAATTCTTTCTTTAATAAGTGTATCTATACAATCATTTGTCAGACTTGAAAAATTTCCATCACTTGGATAAGTACAAGACATTCCTAATCTAAGGCACACAAACTCTATAGATTGTTTCTACACCAGCAGAAGCACTTGGTCTTGTAATCTTAAGAACATCACCGGGAACTGCTCCAAGAATTCGTGACTGAATATCTTGATGATAACGAATAAAGGGAAGATTCGAAATGCTTTGGATATTTAGTTTCTTTTTTAGAGCTGGAATTTCATCCTTATTTAGAATTTCATGGATTGGCACCAAAACATGTTCCTGAGGATTATTTACAAGTGAATGTGCTTGAAAGAAGTTTACACGTAGTTTATTCTGGAATGTATTTAGAGCTGCATTATGAAATACATCTACATTATTTACAGGCTCTAGTAGCATTACAATAACTTCAGTCGATTCAGGATTCGCAATATATTCCTCTGACTCTTCGTCAAAGAATGCAGCAATAAAACTTTGAATACTTTGTTTTAGACGATTTAGACGATATACCACTACACAGCGCTGAATATCAGATTTTTCAGAATCTTTCTTCATCAAATCCATACGAAGAGAATTCTTCTTTTCATTCTGAATCATTGACTCAATTTCCCATGGACCAAATTTTTCATAAGGAATAATATCATAACCCTTAACTTTTAGAATATTTAGAAGAGTTTTGCGGCTTCGGTAGAGTACTTCAAACACTTCAGCATTCATTTTAACTATTAATTATAGTTCTATTTTTAAATCAATTTTATTGATTTATCAATAAAATTATTTACGAATTTAATGAGATATCAATTTTATTGATTTATCAATAAAATTATTTACGAAGACTTGATTTATCAAATCACTCCTCTTTCACAATATTTACTCTCATATTCGATGAACTTGGTGATGGAGAATCTGTATTGCCAGAGCCATTTTCTGATGAATCTAATTTATTAATAGAGAATGTTGGTTTAGCACTATTATTTGTTGGAGAATTACTTGCTGAGCGGAATCTTGATGGAGAATTGGGTCGCTTTAATATTGACCTTGGTCTTAGATCCTCTTTTAGAGTTGGTATTCCTTGTGCTTGCATTGCTTGTTGGCTTGTATCAACAACTAATGTGGCTGGGGCATTTGGCACTTGTGATTGAACGGGCATCATCATCATTACTGGCTGCATTTGCATCTGCATTGTTGCCATTGGCTGCATTTGCATCTGCATAGTTGGCTGAGACTGAACTATAGATTCACTCACAGTTATATCATCAACATCCTCTTCATTTAATAGTAAATCAATACTTTCTTTTGCTGATTGAATACTTAATTTTGGTAAATTTTCTGCTGGAGTATCATCTTCTTCAACCGCAGCTTCTTCAGTAGCGCCAAGCTGCTCTAATTGTTCATCTGTTGCTTCTATTTCTTTTTCTTCTTCTTCTTCTCTAAATTCTGGTTGATTTAGATTTTTATATACACGTGGCTGCAATTCAGCATTTAATAGTTCTTTTACTTCTTTTTCATTTAATCCTCGTAGTGGTGTTCTTCTTAAGTGTGATACATCTTTTGTTGTTAAATAGCGTAAGCCTATATTCATATATGTATTTAATTCTTTATTAAGCACTTCAGATGAATAAGGTATTTCTATTTTACTAAATGTACTAGTACTACGTTTCAATGTAGGAAGTAGTTCAAAATTATTAAGATTATCGCCTACAAACTGTACAGGACCATCACATAAAGAACATAAATAAAAATTATTCTTCACATTATAAATTGGTACAGTTCCGCAACCATTACATATAATCATTTCAGTTCCATCTGAGCGTTTCATTAATGTTTCTCTAAAGAAGCTAGCAATTCCATGACCTTCTAACGCCCATGTTTCCATTTCACCTATACGTAGCCCGCCTTGATTGCCGCGACCACCTGTAGGCTGATGAGTACGCTGCTCTCGTCTTCCTTCACCACGAGCATTCCATTTGTCTTCTACCATATGTTTCAGTCTCATAGTATATACATTCCCCATGAAAATGGTGGATGGTATCATAATACCAGTTGTACCATCATATAATATTTCTTCACCATGTTTTTGTAAGCCAAATTGATTTGTTAGCACGTTGCCAA